CGCCGCCGCCACCTGATCTACGACGGCTTCACGAAGATGGGCCTGCCGTGCTTCGAGCCGAAGGGCGCCTTCTACATCTTCCCCGACATCACGAGCACGGGCTACACCTCCGACGAGTTCGCCGAAGAACTCCTCAAGGCCGAGCACGTCGCCCTGATCCCGGGCTCCGCCTTCGGTGCCTGCGGCGAGGGCCATGTACGCTGCTCGTACGCGACATCCATCGACAAGATCTCCGAGGCGCTTGCGCGCATCGAGAACTTCCTCAAGAACCACAAGCGCTGACCGCGCAGCAAGACCGCCCCTCAGTATCGCGCGTACTGACAGGGCGGTTTTTTCTTACTTGGATTTTCTTCATCGCACTGCCCCAAAATCGCTATTTTGTCCTTGCCATCGGGAAACTCCGTGCTATAATGAAAACGTTTTCAAAAGACAGACACGATGTTTTATGCAAGTGTCGGCCGACGGGCCGACAGACCAACAGAAAGGAGACTAGCATGGACTGGGCAAAAGGCTACCTGCTCATCACACTCGCTGCATTCCTCTGCGAGTACATCCGCCTGCGCGTGGATTACCACATCCTCGAGATCGCCATCATGGTCGCAGCCGCACCGCTCGCAATTTTCGTCATCTGCGTCCTCTTCTACTTCGTGCTCGCCGCGCTGACCGATCACGTCTGCGACTTCATCGAGAACGGCCGCAGCAGAGGCCGCAGCATGCGCACAGACCCCTGACGATGCGCATCTCAAATTGACAAGCTGGTGCGTTTCATGATATACTATTTTTTGTTCCCAGTGAACGCATCGCGCTCGTAGTCCAGTGGATAGGACGTTGGCCTCCGGAGCCGAAAGCGGCAGTTCGACTCTGCCCGAGCGCACCAGCAAGACGCGAATCAGCATTGTCCGCGAATATCCGCGAGAGCTGATTGTTGCATATGCATAATAGACAGAAAGCCCCTTGGTCTTCATTGATCAAGGGGCTTTCTTCATCTTGTGATAGCAACTCCGCACAGAATCGCGGCTACTGCCTGCCACGCTTTAATCCTATTCTTCAGCCCCCGCTCTGTCTTCTCGTGAGCTTTCTCGTTCTTCAGGAACTCCGCCCTGGTATCGTCCAAGTATTTCTGCGCTTCGGCGAGTGGGTTCCCGGCCGCTTTCGACTGCTGCTGCAGCATCTGCAGCTGCTGCCGCAGCGTCTGCGTTTCTTGCTTCTGCTTCTCCAAGTCGTTCAAGAGCAGTGCCGTTTCGTTCTGCGATGCTGTCAATGCCTGCTTCAAGCTCTGTGTTTCGACTCTGGATTGATTCAGCTCTTCCCTGGTCTCGTTCAATGCCTGCGCCGATGTCTGAAGTGCGGTCTGTGCTTTCTTCAATGCCTCTGCCGACTGCTTCAATGCTGTCTGCTGCCTTTTGTTGTTCTGCTGCAACGTTGTCAAATCCGTCCTCGACATGATAACTGTCTGTTGTTCCGGTGTCTGGGACGCTAAAGAGATACCAGGCCACGCCAGCACACAGCAAGCCAGCAATGCAAGCAAGAATGATTTTTTGTTTTGCATCCATGATTCCGCCCTTCCTATACTTCCATTTTCTTCGGCTGCGGGATTGGATTTTCTTGATAGATATGGTCCTCTAGCCCTTCGATCCTATCGTCGTGAAACTCTGCCGCCTCCGCCTTGCCCTTAAAATTCTCAAATGCTTCCAACATTAAGATGAATTGCAGGCTCGTCATGTCATCGCCTCCAGTGCGTCCGCTTTTTCATGCACGAATCGATTTCTCAGCCCCGCCACGACGTCCGGACTCCCGTTCACCCAGTCTTTTGGGCTATGCAGCCGCCTGCCGTTCCATGCCGCATGGTCCGCCTCATCAATGAGGAAATCGTAGATGGCGGCTGTCAAGTCATAGTCAAAGCGCTTGTCGTTCACGTATGTCAAGTTCGGCCAGCCGCTATAATCTTTTCGTTCTGAGTTGAACATCGTGTGTACAGCTTCCGTGTAGAGTTCTGTCATGTTGCCAGCGCCGTACTGGACTGCCCTAGACATGAGAACAGCCTGCATTGCGTCGCTCTTTGTCTCTACGTCGTACCCGCCCTCGCCCAGAAGTGCCGCTGCGGCTGGTTTGTAGTAGACGGACACGGCATAGTCGTCTTGCAACTTCGCGAAGCCCTCCGGGTCATTTGTGCCGATTGCTCTCCACAGCTTTTTGAATTTTTCCGAGTTGATTTCAAACTCGCACAGCAGGCGGCCGTAATTCGCAAGATCATCGTCTGGATAATCACAAGCCCACTCACGGAATGCATTGACAGCGCCGGTATTGCTTGCGAGCTGATAGATGCCATACGATACGCCGCCGAGATCTCCAGCGCCAGAAGATACGCACGCTGGATCGCCGCCAGCTTCATATTTGCGTACAAGATATGTCTTGTCCACTTTCATTCCTCCCATCGCGCTGCATAGCCACGCGTATCGACATGGACAAACTGCGCGTCATAGTATCTGCCAATCCCGTCCGCTCCGCATTCCTCCGCAATCTCCGCCAGCTCGTCCACGCTCACGCCATCCGGGCAAAGCACATCCGCAGCGCGGCCGTACACATGCTGGCTGTTCGGTACTCCGCCGACCTCAGCGTTGTGCTGTGGGCACCGGTAACAGCATGACAGAATTAGCGGGCCGCCGACGCGCTCGCGCATCGCGTCCAGCACGTTTTGTAATCGCTCGTCGATGCCGTCCTCCGGCAATCCTCCACAGCATTTGCACTCCATCTCTTCAACCGAAAAATATCTAGCCATTTTTTACTTCCTTCCTCAACTGTTCCGCCAAAGCGCGGCGATCAATCGGCTGCCCCGGCGTGCTGTTGTACTGGCTGTCCGTCGCGTATTTCGTCCATGCGGCTTTTCCGAGCCCGACAATACCAGCAAGGCCGGTAGCGACGACCGTGATCCCTTGCCAGCAGCTTCCAAGATCAAACTTTGTCCCGCGCAGGGCATTGCTCCAATAGCCGTACAGCCAGGACGCCATGACGGCGCAAAGGAACAACATCATGATGACGCTCAAGAAAATGATAACCGCCAGCCAATTTTCCTGCGCCCACGCCGTGAATTCCATGAAATTTTCTTTCATGGCGTCACCCTCCCTTCATTGCATATTCCATGATCGCAACGACCAGATTGATGAGGATGCTTGCGGCCGTGGCGAGCAGCGCAGCCGTGGCCTTTAGACTGTCTAGGCGGTGCGTGTTTGACTTTGCACGCTGCTCCACCGCCGTCAATCGGTCCCGCATTTCCGGCAATCCTTTCAGCTCGTCTTCAATTCTTTTTGTGCGCTCGTCAATTCGTGCAATTTTTGTCGAGAGGGTAATCCAAAAATCCCTATCGTCCACCCATCACTACCTCCCAAGAATATTCACTTCTTCTCAGTACTGGCGGCATCTGTAGCCGTAGTACCCGAATCAGCCGAAGCCTCGGTTTTATCGTCTTCCGGTGTATACCTGACACACTTATCGTTTTGACACGTTCCGTCATCACGCAGCGGCTTGCGGCACCTGATACAACGGTAAATCATCTTGATGTCCATTTCTATGATCTCCCTTCATCACTTTTCTTTGGTTGCGGCATAGTCGGCGTCATACTGGGCGTCGATTTGAGCCATGAGTTTTTTGATGCTTTCCTGAGTCTCTGTGTCGGCATGGATGGCGGCGTCTACGTACTGATTGTACAGCTCTGCCTTGCTCGCTGCATACTTTGCATCAAGCGCTGCTTGTTTTGCTGTTACCTCTTCGCTGGTATCATTTTTTACGATCTCCGACGTGACTGCATTCGCGTAGCCCTCCTTTTTCATGAGTTCGTTCAGCTCGTCCGCGCTATCCCCGGCGTCAATAAGGATCTGTTTCACTTCGTCCTGTTTCATACCCAAAAGGTTGATTTTTGCGTTCGGATCGTCTACATATTCCTGCTCGACATACGACTCCCCGTTGACTGACTGGCTCTTGATGACGCGGTGCGTACTGTCCTGCACAAGCTCATCCAATCTATCCGATGTTTTCACCGTGCGCCAGGTCTTGCAAAAGAGCAGCGCACGCCAATCTTTTTTCCACAGCGAGAAATCAAAGTTCTGGCGGACAAAATCATAGTCTTCTCTTGTCTTCAGTTCTGTCGGGTAGCTTGATGCTGGTAAATTTCCCATGAATATCACTCCTTATGAAAATGTGTAATAACTGTTTACTTTCTTGATTGTTGTTACGAAAGGAAGCTGATCAGAATATTGCTCAATCTGGCGTTCTAGGATGATAGAATTGGTGAATACTACGTATGTGCGTCCATCGATTTCAATCTGCAATTCCACACAGTGCTTTCCCTGGACGGCTCGGCTATCAAATTTTCGCCACGCCTTAACGATAATCTCGCGGTTGAACAATTCAGAGATATGGATTTTATCTCCATCAAGGCCAGTTTCCTCTTTTGCAAAATCACTGAACTTCTTTATAGCGCTTCACTTCCTTCCACAAGTCGTCAATATGAGTCGCCATCGTGTAATGGTGACTATTTGCGTGCTTGATCCATCCCTTTGCCGATGCAATTTTAGCAAGTGCCTGGTCTTTGCTGATTCTCCCATGCTTCAAAAGGTACATTGTTTCTTTCAGGTGCTTCTTGATGCCTTTCGCCGTCCGTTTCCTCACAAGTATGTAGCGTGGGAAGTGGCGATAGCCGAGAAAATCGACACCATGAGATACCGGAAACAGCTCGCACTTACTCAGCTTCAATTTCAGTGTGTCCTGCAGATATTTCGGCAGCCATGCGCGAATCCTTCGCAGCTCTTCTTTATCGAGTGAGAAGAAACAAAAGTCGTCGCAGTAGCGGATATAATCCTTTACGCAAAGTTCATATTTCACTTTCGTATCCAATTCATTGAGATACAGATTCCCGAACCACTGACTCAAGTAATTCCCAATCGGGACATTCGTCTGTGTATTCGTACTATCAATAATCTCATTCAGCAGTGCTATGAGACGCTTGTCCTTAAACTTATGCTCCAAGATACTTTTCAGGACATCGTGGTCGATTGATGGGTAGAACTTCGATATATCACACTTGAGACAATACAGATTCCGGCGCACCATCTGCATACATCTTTTACTTCCTGCATGTTGTCCCTTTTCTTTGCGACAAGCATAGCTGTCGTAAATCATAAAGCTGTCCATGATTGGTGCCAACACGTTCATGATCGCATGGTGCGCAATCCTGTCCGGGTAAAACGGTAAAATATAAATTTTCCGCTCTTTTGGCTCATAGATCTGCTTGGTAGCGTATTGAGATGTATGATAGGTTCCGTTCTCCAGCATCTCTTTCAAGCGCATAAGGTATTCATCGCAGTTTTCTTCCACAATTTTGACTTTATCCTGATAATGTTTTCCCTGCGCTGCTTTATAAAAGGCGACTCGCAAGTTGTCCATATCGGTTATCTTGTCGTATAAATTCCCATAGCGTTTCATTTGATTCTCCATTTTTAATCCCGCTGACGTTCGATTTCTCTACACTAGCCCGCGGGCAATCTCCGTTGTGTGTTCTGCCTTCAAAAATCATCCAGCAAGGCCTCTGTACTCAGCTGAGGAGTTTTGGCTAGACGGATATAGCCTATATAAATAGGTCCCCATATCAGACGCGCCCCGACCAGCGTTGTTGTCATTCCGGTTAGCCGACAGGTTATTACCATTGACCGACCGCGAGCCACAAGACGACCTGTCATTCCAGTTCGCACCGACGAGCAAGCGATAGCACAGAAGCCTATGAAATTTTTGCGCGAGCGACTTGCGACCGCACTACGTGCGGTTCGGCTTGTCGTCCAGGCGGCCAGAGGCCAGCGATTAGCGAGCCGCCGACCTCAGCTCAGACGCGCCCCGACCAGCGATGTAGTCATTCCGGCCAGCCGACAGGCGATCACCATTGACCGACCGCGAGCCACAAGACGACCCGTCAAACCAGAGCGCACCGACGAGCAAGCGAACAGGTCCAACACCCCATGTATTGCCATACTTTGTTTTGTCGCCATCTACTTCCGCGTTTCCTACTCGATTGCCTGGATCCCACGTATAATTTTCGAGATAATAGTTTGTATCATTTGCCACGAGATTTGATGCTCCGGCCTTCGCTGGCACCATTGAGATGTCGCCACACCACTGCCACTGCACGCCTACGCAATCTTCTACGCCGTAGTTGGAAATCATACGTCGGCCTGCGGTATCTACATGGCCTCCGGTCGTGCCCGGATCAGCCGAGCCCGCAATGTTGGTTTTCTCATTCGAGCCTTTTGCAAAATCGACAAATTCATCGCGCCAGATAAGGCGCTTCCCGAGCTTGTGGAAGTATTCTACGAATTTTTCGCCATGCCACGGCACCGGTGAATAGCCATCCTGGATTGTAGCGCCGTACTGTGATACAAGTTTCGAGCCATCCCATCCTGCAAGGTAGATGTCCACCCAAGCTGTGCCGCACCACACCATTCCGGCATTCGATGCGATTGCCCTCCACTTGAGGTCCCACACGGATGCCGGCAAGATGTCGCCGGTCACGTACCCCGAAAGAGCGTGGCCGCTGATCGTGCCCACAGACTTACAGAGGCAGTGGAAGCCGCCAATCTGGCGGACATTGCCTGCAGTATACCCAGTCGGGCAGGTGGCGTTTGCCGACAGTACAAAAGCGGGTACGTTGCCAGATTGTGGCTTTGCTGCATAAATATAGAAATCTTTACCCGCGCGGCTGGCCGCCGTTGCATATGTGCCGTTATCCCAAGCTGTCGCAGAATTTAAGTCCAGTACGCAGTCAGCAGCAGAGACGCAACCCGCGCCGTTGACGTTAATCCAAGTCGGCGCAATCGTTATCTTTGTCTGTGCCGGTTTTGGCAGAGACGCACGCTCGTAAAATGCCGGTGACGTTGCCGTGATGATGCTTGATCGTACATCAATGTTCTTGTTGATGTCGCCGTCCGGTGTGACCAGCTTCTTCGTATATACATTCCCCCATGGTTTTGCTTCTGTGCCCAAGCTGCCTTCTCCAGCCGCCCGCGGGACAAAATTTCTCGTTGTCATGCTATTCCTTCTTTCTTATGCTCTCGGCATAATATCGCCGCTATCATCAAGCTCAAAATTCACGGAGTAAATCGGATCATCTGCCGGCTCGATGTCTCCAGTGTCATTTATGTCAAAAAATTCGCCGTCCGATGTGTAAAGGCGGTTCACGACCCATTCAGCCG